TGACTTACTAGCCGAGTTCAGATGTGAGTTATTGAATCAATACCCGACAGCAAAGTTGCCTGACCTGCCTGAACTTGGGACGCTTGACGTTTCGCAAATAGATCGAGCAATGTACCTGCTGTCTTAATAATACATAAAAACACTAAGAGAAATATGAGTATACAAAGTAGAAAGAAACACGCAGTTATTAAAGTAAAAGGAACAGCTAAATACTGTCACCTGAATGAACCTAACAAACGGTTTGACCCTGAGTTCGGTACGTACAGCTGTGATTTAATTGTTAGTAAAGAGGAAGCTGAGGTGTTACAAAACACGATACGTCCGTTATACGAAGAGGAGCTGAAGCAAGTACAGGAACAACACACTGGTAAGAAGATTGAACAGAAAGGATTACCTATCACTGAGACAGATGAGGGTACGCTTGTTAAGTCTAAGTTGAAAGCCGGAGGCAGACGCAAAGACGGAACAACCTACAGTCTATCCATTGCGTTGTTCGATAGCCAAGGCAAACCGTTACCTGAAGATGTTAAAGTATGGGGTGGTAGTAAAGTAAACATGGCATTTCGTCCGAGGTTTTGGTATGTACCAAGTCAAGGGTTTGGTGTGACGTTTGAACTGCAAGCCGTACAAGTAATAGAACTACAGAACGGTGGAGTAAGTGGCGTAGCAGCTGATGCATTCGGATTCACAAGTGAAGAAGGATTCGTAGCCAATGGAGGAGAAACCCTAGACCAAGTATTCGATGCGGAAGAAACGAGCGAGACAGAAGTCACAGCGAACTTCTAATAACCGTTATCGTTCAGGTTTCGAATCTAAATTAGCTAACCAATTACAGCGTAGTGGTGTCGACTTTGAATACGAGACACTCAAGATAGAGTACCGTAAAGTATCAACCTACACACCAGACTTCATCTTGCCTAATGGTATTATCATCGAGGCAAAGGGAGTTTGGACGGTCGAGGACAGGACTAAACATCTGTTAGTACGTGAGCAACATCCACACCTAGATATACGAATGGTGTTTATGAACGCTGCGAACAAGATACGGAAGGGAAGCGACACCACTTACGCTCGTTGGTGCGAAAAGAAAGGAATAACATATGCAGATAAAATCATACCAAAGTCATGGCTTTCACACAAACACATCAACCCTGTGACAAGTGTGGGTCAAGTGACGGAGCAGCAACCAACGACGACGGAAGCACCTATTGTTTCGTGTGTCAAAATTATAGTGGACAAGGAGGAAGAGTGAGTGAACCAACACCGAGAGAGTTCTTAACTGGCGAACCTAAAGCAATACCTCGACGTAACCTAACACAGGAAACGTGTCGTAAGTGGGGCTACTGGGTGGGTCGTTTGAATGGTGAGGATGTTCAGATAGCTAACTATAAGACACGAGACGGGAAACCTGTAGCCCAGAAGATACGATACGCTAACAAGAACTTCAGTGTTCGTGGTGAGTTGATTGGCTTGTACGGTCAGCACCTATGGAAAGAAGGAGGACGTCGTGTTGTTGTGGTCGAAGGAGAGATCGATGCGTTGAGTGCGTCACAGGCTATGGATAACAGATGGCCCGTGGTCAGCGTACCGAACGGAGCAAGTGCTGCAAAGAAACACGTGGCACAAGCTATCGACTGGTTAGAACGGTTCGAGAAAGTGGTCTTCTGTTTTGATATGGATGATGTGGGACGGAAGGGAGCAGCTGAATGTGCAGCACTCCTGACACCCGGCAAAGCACACATCGCAGAGCTACCACTAAAAGACCCGTCTGATATGTTGACAGGTGGTAAGTCGAAAGAGTTAGTCAGTTGTCTTTATGAAGCAAGAGAGTACAGACCTGACGGAATCGTAAACGGTAAGGACTTGTGGGAGGTGATCAGTAACAAAGACTCCAACAAAGCTGTGCCGTATCCGTACTTCAGTTTAAATGAGTTAACCCACGGCATGAGACTAGGAGAATTAGTTACGGTATGCGCGGGTAGTGGAATAGGAAAGTCTCTGTTCTGTCGTGAGATAGCTCATCACCTGCTTGGTCTTGGCGAGACGGTAGGTTATATAGCACTGGAGGAATCCGTCAGGCGTACTTGTCTTGGTATCATGGGCATCCATCTTAACAAACCATTGCACCTCGAGGAAGATGAAGTAGCTATGGAAGTTATGTTACCTGCGTTTGAAGAGACAGTAGGCAATGGAAAGTTCTACACCTACGATCACTTCGGAAGTATGGACAGTGACAACTTGCTAGGTAAGATACGATACCTGATAAAAGGATTCGATTGTAAATGGATATTCCTAGATCACCTATCGATTGTTGTCAGTGGTATAGCAGGAGATGACGAACGACGATTGATTGATAACACAATGACCAAGCTACGTAGTCTTGTTGAAGAGACAGGGTGTGGTATGGTGTTGGTCAGTCACTTGAAGCGAGTGGATAGTGGTCACGAAGAAGGAGGACGAGTAAGTCTACACCATCTACGTGGATCACAAGCTATAGCACAGCTGTCGGACATGGTCATAGGCTTGGAACGTAATCAACAAGCTGAGACTACATCCAATGAGACACGTGTTCGTGTGTTAAAGAATAGATTCAGCGGTCAGACAGGACATTGTACCACCCTTAACTACGACGGAGACACAGGCAGATACACAGAAGATAAGAACGTCTTCGAAGATACAACAACTAACAACCCATTCTAATGAAGAAAAAACTAACAGTTGATAGGAGGAATCCTAAAAGTAAAAGTCAGTTTGAAGGTGAGTTTATGGACTTGTTAATAGATGCACAAAAGAATGCAGAGCCTAACAAGAACAGACTACACGAGGACAACGACTGGGTGAAAGCTATCAAGTCCCTGATACCAAATCAAAAACTATATAAACAACAATCAAAGCAAAACACGGAGAGGAATTAAATATGAAAACTAATATAACTAGAGAACAATTCTTTACGATTCTTGACGCAGCTGCGTGTCTAGAGTCTTCGGCTAACAAGGACTTCGCTTCAGGTGATTGGCCGGACTTTTCTGCATTACTAGATACAGCAATAAAACTTAGAGAATTAGCGAACGATATATTTCCTGAGGACGAAGAAGAGACTAATAATTCTAAACTACCCATACATGAATCCTTTGGATTTAGCCCGGAGGAGGGACCATGAAAACACTATTCTTTGATATAGAAACAAATGCGATAGAGGACTGGTCGAATTTGTCTGACTTAAAGACGGTTCACTGTCTATCTATCTACGATCCTACCACACCTAAGATGATTACGTATCACGGTGCTGGTATTAAGAACGGACTAATGGAGTTAGCTAAGGCAGAACGAATCGTCGGACACAACGTCATCGGATTTGATCTACCTGCTCTCTCTAAGATGTACAGCTTCCATCCACCGCTTGTTAAAGTATTGGACACGATGGTCATGGCTAGATGTATAGTACCTGATGTACGTAACGACGACTTCTTACGAAATAACTTCGATAAAAGTTTAGTGGGTAGTCACTCGTTGAAAGCGTGGGGACTGAGACTGAACAACCTGACCAAGCTGACGTACGGTGAGGAAGACGGAGCGTTCGATAGTTACAACGAGGAGATGAGGAAGTACTGTGAACGTGATACAATCGTAACACAAATCCTGTTTGACTATCTGATGATGGGTAATCCAAGCGGTGAGATGTTAGCGATTGAACATTGGTTTGCGTTCCTGATGAGACTACAAGAGAAGAAAGGCTTTGCTTTTGACGTTGTTAAAGCTGAGAAGTTGGAGTTAGAGTTGGCTGCTGTTCGTGCTGGTTTGTTAGACAGACTACAACGAGAGTTCCCTGCTAAGACAGAAGAGATGAAGACACCGAGTGGTTGGTCCTTACAGATAGAACGAGAGGACGGCATGGAGTTTATCACAGCTGCAACCAAGACTGAACTGAAGAAGCAGTTGAAGGTGCGTAACTTAAAACAGACGTTGGTCAAAGATGCAGTCAAGTTAGCTAACAAGACTAAGACGATACCATTCAATCCCGGTAGTCGTCAGCAGATAGCCGAGCGTTTGTTAGCTTTAGGATACGAACTACCGAAGGAACCTGATGCAACCACACCCAAGGTAGACGAAGCAGTACTGAAAAGTATAGACCATCCGTTTGCTGAGGTGTTGTGTAATTACTTGTTGGTTACTAAGAGGTTAGGACAATTAGCAGAGGGTAATCAGGCGTGGTTAAAGTTAGAAAAGAACGGACGGATACACGGAAGAGTTAACACTAACGGTGCAGTAACAGGTCGTTGTACTCATCAGAATCCTAATGTAGCACAAGTACCTGCGTGTCGTGCTGAGTATGGAGAGAAGTGTCGTGAGTTATTCAAGGCAGGAAACGGATACAAGTTAGTAGGGTGTGATGCAGCAG